CTGTGGTGATGGCTATGGGTATGGCTTTGGCGATGGTTATGGCTATGGCAATGGTTATAGTCATGGCGATGGCAACGGCTACGGTAGGTATCCACATAACCTGATTATAATAAACGGGAGTACATTATGACTAAATTTCCCAGGGGAAATGGCGATGGTTCTGGTTCTGGCTACGGTGATGGCCATGGCGGTGGTGATGGTTATGGGCGTGGCTTTGGTTATAGCGATGGCGATGGTAATGGCTGCGGTGATGGTTATGGGCGTGGTTATGGCTATAGGCATGGCCGCGGCAATGGCTGTGGTGATGGCTATGGGTATGGCTTTGGCGATGGTTATGGCTATGGCAATGGTTATAGGCGTGGTGATGGCTATAGATATGGCACTGGCAATGGTTACGGTGAATACCCACATAACCTGATTATAATAAACGGAGTGAAAAAATGACTAGACCGACACTATTGGCAAATATTGCCTTATGGTTATTGTTGTTATGGGCGGCGCTTATCTTTATCTGGGCAGCGATTTTTGCTGCTATTGACAAAGAAGCCGAGCGCGCCGAGGCGGTCCGGGATTATAATTGCCAGCATTATGGGGCTGCAATTAACAGATTTTATGACAGTGAAGTATGCCCACCAACGCAACACGGGTGACGTTTATTTATATCGAACGATTGGAGGTGACTGCTATGGACACGTACTGGACATATTCAATAGATAACGACGAAATGCGTGATGAGGAGTTTGAATCACGTGATGAGGCGCTATTACACGCTGAGCTGGAGTTTTCCGAGCGGTGCGAAGACTGCGAAGCGTATGCTGGTTATGACTGTAATGTTGACTTAATTGAGTTTAGGTATGACAATGATGGTGAGGTTGAGGTTGTGCAAAAAGAACAACGCGTTTTAGAGTATGAGCCGTGGCGCGGTGATTATACGGAACACAGTGTCTGGCACAAGGGTGGGGTGCTTTAATGATGTGCGAAAAGCAAGAATCGAACGACAATAACGAACGCTGGTCTAAGTACACGCTGCTTCCATGGGGTCACTATGACAGGTTGGGAATGACTGCGTTCGGGCCGATAGGTATAATTGACGGGGTTGGCTTTGAGTACATCGACGTCAGAGCAGCAGAGCTAAGGTCGTAATAATCGACAAGCGCTTTAAAAAACAACGTGAGTGGGGAGTTAAAGAGCGATGGATGGCCATGTCCAACAATTTGTTAAATTTCTGGGTAACAACGGCATAGCGCCCAAAAGCGCGGATAAAATAATAGCCGATGATTCTGTTCACAGATTGTCCACAGTGCACGATAAGCGCGGCAAGACAAGTGTCTCTTACCGGCTGGCTATTGTCGATGAATGTTTCTCTTTTGGCTGGGCCCGATGCCACAAATCCGGCATTACTTATAACTTTTCCTATCGAGATTCCGACAAAGCGAAGAAGCGCAGTGCGGCAGAGCTAAATCTGTTGCGAAGGAAGGCGGCAAAAAAGCGCAAGGAATTAGAGCATGAGATTGAGGCTGGCTACAAACGGGTCGCTCTTAAGTGTTCGGAGGATATAAAGTCAATGATGACCTGCGCCAATCATGAGTATCTAAAGCGCAAAAGGGTCGAGGCATGCAGGGGTTTGAAGATTGACGGCAAAAGACGTCTTGTGGTTCCTGGATATGATATAAAAACCGGCAAGATATCGACGTATCAGACCATAGATGATGACGGCAACAAGCTGTTCGTAAAGGGCGGCCGGAAGTCAGGGAGCTATTTCCCAATCACTTCAGGAAGTGATAGAAAAGATTTTCTTATTATCTGCGAGGGGCTGGCAACGGGTCTTACGCTTTATGAGGCCTCCGTTGACATACCTGTTTTGGTGGCGTTTGACTGCCATAATCTGATGCATGTTGCCAAAGGTGCGCGGGACAAGTATCCGGGTAGAAAGATTATTATAGCGGCAGACAATGACCAGTGGCGATTCAATCCCAGAAAAAAACCTGACGGGGTAGATTCTGACGCCATTGATGGCAATGATCCGAGATGGGCCGAGTGGAGAGAGCGCGGCTTGTTAGAGAATATAGGCCGTGACAAGGCAGAGGCTGCGGGTGCTTCAGTTGGCGCCTATGTGATATGGCCGCCAATTCCGTGTGACGATAAATCAAAGCGTAAAGACTTTAATGACTGGTCCGATATCGAGGGCATACGCAAAATCATAGGGGGAATAATTAATAGCGGCGGCGATTCTGGTTCCGTTGCTATACTACACGATGATGATGATAGCACGTGGGATGTGGAGGTTGATACCAGTAACGTGTCGTCGCCGATTGAAATAGCGCAGGACCTTATGGGCGGTATAAAAGTGAAGCAGTTCTCTGTAGACGGGCACGTTATACCGTGGTACGCGAAGCTGATTTATACCAAAAAAATATCAGGCGGCGATGAGTCAAACTACATGGCGCTGGCAAGGCACAGGCAGAAAAAAAGCTTTCACAACCTGCTTGTTATGCTTAGAGAATGCCCTAAATATGCAGGCATATTCGCCAGAAATGAGTTCAATAAACGCATTTATATAACCCGATGCCCGCCGTGGCAGTCGGAAATGACAGGCGCATTCAGGGTGCGTGAGTTTAACGATGTTGATGTATCCCTCTTGCAGGCATGGATGGAAAGCTGGGAGTTTATAACCCCAAGCAAGCAGGATGTTGAGCGGGCGATTGACGTTGCAGCAGACAGCTATTCGTTTCATCCAGTAAGAGAGTATTTAAAGCGGCTTAAGTGGGATGGCAAACCAAGGCTGGGGACATGGCTTAAATATTATCTCAATGCAATTAGCCAGCCGGACGAATATCTTTCACGGGTCGGAACAATGTGGATGGTTGCCGGTGTGCGCAGAATAATGCAACCGGGCTGCAAGTTCGACCATATGCTCGTCCTCGAGGGCAAGACGTCATTCGGCAAGTCAACAAGCCTCAGAATGCTTGCTACGTTTGGCAAGTCACACGAAGAGTGCTTTTTTATAGACGATATACACCTTTCCCAGATAGAGCAGAGGGATACTATACTCAAGCTTCAGGGCAAGTTGATAGTAGAGATTGCAGAGTTGGCAGGGTTTGAGCGCAAAAACCCCGGAGATCTGAAAAAATGGATAACAACGCAGGTTGATGAAGTCGGCGTCAAATTCAAGCAGACAACGGCTTCACATCCGAGGCAGTTTATACTGGCAGGGTCATACAACCCGGAGGATCACAAGGGCTGGTTGATTGATTTGACCGGAAACAGGCGCTTTCTGCCTGTCAGGGTATGCAAGCCTGTTCGGTTTGGCGATCTGGAAAGAGACAAGGAACAGCTTTGGGCCGAGGCGGTTCATCTTGAGGCCAATGGTTATGATATACACATGAATCCGGATGAAGACGCATACCGGCTGGCAGAAGTTGAGCATGCATCAAGAATGGTCGGTGACGTCTGGGAGGAACGCATAATTGATATTATAGACGGTAGAAAGGAAGTCACGACCGGTGACGTTCTGTTCGGCCTTGGTATGCCTACAGAGCGGTGGACGTCACGTGATGAGGCTCGTGTCGCCAGAGTTATGAAGCTGGAGGGGTGGAAGTCCAAGAGAATAAAGCGTGACGGCAAATGGGTGTATGGCTGGGTCAGGCAGGTGGACGATGACCGTGGTGATATAGCCGTGGATATATAAAGTGTGGTGGGGCGCTAATGATATCTTTATACGACGATCAGGTGGAAATTGTCAGAAACATGGGGATGGCTTTGCGGAGCAATAACCGCGTTCTTATGCAGGCGGCTACAGGCGCAGGAAAGTCAGTAATGGCTGCATATATGATAGAGCGGATATTAAGACACGGGGCCAGCGTTATGTTTGTAGTTCCGCGCCGTGAGCTGGTGCGCCAGATCAGCGATACATTGTGCAAGTTCTCTATAGAGCACACATTCATAGCAGCGGATTATCCATACAACCCTGCCGTAAAATGCGCTATTGCGAGTACAGACACACTAATAAGAAGGCTTCCTACCGCAGTGCCTTACAATTATATATTTATTGACGAGGCGCACTTCGGGCGTAACAAGAATGTAAAAATCATAAATGGCCGCAGGGGGGAACACGGCAAAAAGATTATAGGACTATCGGCAACACCGACGGACAGTCACAATATAAGCATGTCAAGCATGTATGATACTATCGTCGAGGGAAGGTCGGTGCGGTGGTTAATAGATAACGGGCGCCTTTCGGATTACCGGTTGTTTGCCCCCTCACACGTCGATACAAGCAGCCTTCCAAAGCGGCATGGTGATTACGCCAAAAAGGACCTGTCGGCCTTTATGATGGAGCACAAGGCAATTATAGGTAATGCCGCTGAGCACTATCTTAAGTTGGCGAAGGGAAAACGGGCCGTGACGTTCACGGTATCGAGAGCGCACAGTGAAATTATTCGGCAAAAATACATGGAAGCCGGAATACCCTGCGCGATCATTGACGGCAATACGCCTGAAGCTGAGAGGAAAGCAATGGCGCTGGCCTTGGCGAAGCGCGAAATACACCATTTAATCAACGTGTCAATATTGACATTTGGTTACGATCTGGCCGCTGCCGCCGGTATGGACGTTACCGTGGAGTGTGTAGTCGATCTTGCTCCGACACAATCAACCGCAAACCAGATGCAGAAATGGGGTCGGGCTTTGCGAAAGAAAGATAATCCGGCGATCATACTGGACCATGTTGGTAATTGTTACATTCACGGCAGGCCGTGTGATGACAGGTCGTGGGACCTTGGCGCTGGAACGAAGAAAGGGGCAGGCGGCACAACGCGCTATGGTGATGTAGAGGTAGAGGCAGACGTTAAATCGCGTGTGTGCCCTAACTGCCACTATAGCCATAGGCCAGAGCCCTCATGCCCTGAATGCGGATATGTTTACCCCAATGACGGCAGAAAGCTGGCCGAGTATGACGGCGTTTTGGCTGAATACGAAAGGGCAGAAAGAAAGCACGCGGATGAGATTAATGCGAAAAGGCGCAAAAGGGTAAGGCAGAAGATAGCGTTTGCAAAGACGAAATCAGATTTGCGCGAAATAGCGAGCGAGCTTGGGTACAGTAACGGGTGGGTTTATAAAATGGCCGCAATAAAGGGGATAAGGAAATGAGCATAGAGCGTGTATTTGAGCGTGGTGTTGTTCTTGCTGCGGGGGAGTATCCGGAGCACGCAGACAAACTGCGTGATTATATTAAGCGACATGGTTTTTCTCACGATGATGTCAGGCTTGTAAAGACAGGGGAGTCTGTCTGTGTTATAACAAAGAGAGACGGGGTTTCATTTAAAAACAGGGGCGTAAATGAAGGAATCGAATCAGGATAAGAGGATCATGCTTGGTGTCGCCGATCTTGGGGCGAGGCTGTTCAGGAATATTCGGGGAAGTTTTTATCCGCCGGATTCGATGCAGAAAATAATGAAATTCCTTAGCGCTGGAAACGTGAAGCAGGCGATGAATATGATAAGAAGGTCAAGACGAATAGCTGCCGGTATTAATGTCAGGGGGAGTAGTGACCTTATAGGGTATCTTCCGGTCACTATTACCGAGGATATGGTGGGCAAGAAAGTTGCCGTGTTTGTTGCGATGGAGGACAAAATGGAGTCACGCAAGCCTACGCGGGATCAGGTTATGTTTGTTAATGCCGTAAAGAGTAACGGCGGTATTGGGGCCGTTGTCTATGGTGTTGACGATGCCCGTATGGAAATAGAAAAGTTTTTAAACAACTTAGTGGAGTGATAGCATGGACAGGATTATTCATGATGTAGACCAGAATAGTGATGAGTGGCACGAATTAAGGCTGGGGAAAATAACAGGCAGCGCGTTCGGCAAGATGATTAAAAAAGACTTCACGATGTCTCAGAGCGCGTCTGCCAGAATGGAGTCTTACAGGATAGCTGCGGAAAGGATGACGAATTACGTAGAGCCTCAGTACGTTTCCATTTATATGGAGCGCGGTCATATTATAGAGGAAGTCGCCCGCAACATGTATGCAGACGCAAACGGCGCGGATGTTGATCTGGCCGGATTTGTAGAGCTTGTCGGCGAAGATATGAGATGTGGATGCTCCCCCGACGGCCTAGTCGGTGATGACGGCATAATTGAAATAAAAAGCTGCATGGGAAAGTTTCAAATTGACAGGATTATAAAAAATGAAGTCCCTGATGAGTTTCTGCCACAGATTAATTTTAACCTGTTTGTGACGGGCCGACAGTGGTGTGACTTTGTATCATTTTCCGGAGGCCTTCCAATGTTTGTAAAAAGGGTTCATCGTCATGACTATGTAATGGATTCTATCGAAGGTGCTATTATGGATATAGAGAGTTCCATTAAATCTGCGATAGATGAGTGTAAAAATGCATCCAAGGCCCTTGGATTGGTAAACACTAACGTTATAGATGAGGAGTTTTTATTATGAGTGAGGTTGATTTATCAGATACGATAATGTCGAAATCAGACCAGCTTAATGCTGCTGATATTGCGGGCGAAATGACTATAAGAATCAGGGATGTTAAGAAGGAGAAGGGGAGCGAACAGCCTATTCATATATATTATGACGGTGATAACGGGCGCCCGTGGAAGCCTTGCAAGTCGATGCGGCGTGTTCTGGCGTTTGCGTGGGGACCAAAGATTGATATGACAGGGCGATATGTCACGTTAATATGCGATCAAAGCGTTATGTATGCGGGCAAGGAAGTCGGCGGCATAAGGATTAAGGCGCTAAGCCATATTAATCGTGACATGTCAATTCCGTTGCGCGTGAACCGTACCAAAGTGCAGAAAACGGTCGTAAAGAAAATTGATGCTGATAGCATTAGCCAAAACAAAACGAACATATCAGTGTATATAACAGCTGGCAACCATGCCAGCGCAGAGGGTGTTGATGCATATAAGAAATGGCTGGAGAGTGTTCCTGAGGACATAAAACCGACTATAAAGCAGTATCACAAAGACTGGTCCATAGCTGCAAAAAAAGCAGACGAAATGAAAAACAGATCCGATGAAGAAGTTTCGGGGCTGGATGACAGCGGTGATGTCGCTCCGGACCTGTAATTAGCTCGCAGTAATAGAGGGTGTATTATTAAAACTTAACAGTGGCAAATAAATTATATGGGAGAATATGACTATGACTAAAGAGGACTTTGCTAAGGCACGCATGAAGCTCGGTTATACACAAAGGCAGTTTGCAGAGCTGATCGGAAGGCACTATGTAACCGTAGCCTATTACGAAACAGGGCGGATTGCTGTTCCAAAAACCATTGAGTTGCTTGTTAATCTATTGCTGCAACAGCAGGGTAGCAGCGGTAACAACGATGAGTGACTTTAAATAATGTCAGGGGCGCTTGATGATAAAAAAAGTAAGTATTCCCAAACTGCATCGAATAAAATTTAAGAGCGGTGCGCACGCAGAGAACGTTGTTTTCCCAGATGAATTCGACGCTGCAACCGATATCCCGGTGATAAATGTGCTGGAAGGGGCGGCGCTGGCCGGATTGGAAAGGGTGGCGCTGATAGGATACGATGAGAACGGCGTCGAGTATCTCGCTAGTAGTGTAAGAAGACCTGAAGAAGCGGCATACATGCTCGAGCGCGGCAAGTACATGATAATGCGGATTATAGACTCAGAGTAAGTTGGGCAGTATGAAGAAAAAATATGAATATAAAATCGCAGTGGCAGGAGAGGACGTTGGTCGTATCGCTCTTGCGTCAAACAGCAATGATGATCGGCTCAGGGCCAGAAAGAACATCGCCATGGTTGTTGGTATGCCAACGCACTATATAAGGTTAAAGCCGTTGGACAGGTCGGTGTATAGCTAAGTAATTGTTCTAGTGCGCGTTTTGTGATATAATCCCCCCAATACTAGGGGAATGTATGACAGCACATTACTCAGAATCCTTTAAAATTGATATAGTTGTTGAGTGTATGGCGTCTGGCCTTTCAAGGCATGTATTTTATCAGCAAAACAAAGATAGAATTGGGGTTGGTATCACGGCCTTCTATTCATGGTGTAATAAATACAAACACCACTACTCACTGAGAAACGGCGTTATTCCAGAAGATCACCTGATCGACAAAACATCTATTTATTATGGCAGTGACGGCAAACCCCGTGGCGGATGGATAAAAACTACAAAAAACAAGGATACGCTTGATAAAGACATAAAGGCCATAATAAACGGCCTGCGTGACGATATACCCCAGCCGGCAATAGAAAGCAGTCAGCATAGGAACAGGGGCTCAAAAAAGGATCTACTTGCGCTTTACGTTATAACAGATCTTCATGTAGGTATGCGGTCGGATGACTGGAATATAGACACGGCAAAGAAGGTCGTCCAAAAATATATTGATGAGGCGGCTAATTATGCGTGCGGGGCTGAGAAGGGCGTTCTTGTATTTCAGGGTGATACTGCTCATTTTGACAGCATGTCCCCTGTAACACCAACATCAAAGAACGTTCTTGATGCAGACGGAAACGCCAGAGACATGACGCGCGCGATAATTCATATAATCAGATATGCAGTTGACGCCCTCTTATCCGTACATAACGATGTTCATATTATATTTGCAAGCGGCAATCATGATGAATATACAGCCGTTGTGTTCTCTGAAATGCTGGCGATGCACTACGCAAATATGCCTAATGTTACGGTGGATACGGACAACACGCTATACCATTGTGTTGAGTGGGGCAAAACAAGCCTGTATTTCCATCACGGTCATAAAAGAAATCTGAATGATATATCAATGGTGTTCGCCGGAATGTTTTCGGAGACTTTTGGCCGCACAAAATACAGGTATGGCCATATAGGGCATTTTCATTCAGCGGCAATGAAAGAAAACCAGTTGATGACGGTCGAGATACACAGGACTCTTTCAGGGAAAGATGATTACGCAAGGCATGGCGGATGGTTATCAAACAGATCGGCAAAAGCAATGCTGTATAGCCAAGAATACGGGCTTGTCAGTGAAGTCACATTTACCAGCGATTATCTCGAATCAATCTTATAAGCCCTTAAAGATCACTTCCGGAAAAGTATATTGACTTTTCTTCGGTCTTTACTTCTATTGAGACGCGTTTTACTTTGTTATTACGGGCGTATTCAAGCGCGGTAATCATTGTATCTAATATTTCAGCGGATGACTTGCTTTCTTTACTTTCAATTACATTAATTACACAGTCACTCATCTATAATCACACTCCAGTCTCTTATCGCTCTCTTGGTGCATTCGCCGTGCATATCTGATTCGTATTCATCGGCTACGCACATAAGAAAATCACTGCTATAATCAGGAATCACGCTTCCTTTTTGCCAGTCTGCGCAACCTGTCAGGTGTACTAACATTATCAGCGTTAGCCCATTTCTTAGCGTTTTTTTCATAGAAATCAGCCCTTTTCTTTTCTTCTCTACCATTCCTCGCAAACAATCCCAAAAAGAAGCCGCCAGTAAAGGCGGCTATTCTAGTTAGCAAGGAAATGATGAGACGGTTAATTGCCTTTATCAGCATCGTAGTTTTTGTTCTTCAAGATGTTACCGGCAAGGATATTCAGAATTGCAAGGATAGTGTTGATGATTTTATTGTCGGTTTTTGTGGGCGTCAGGGCAGTAATCGCAGTTGCCGCCGTCACCACGCCAGTGACCGCAATAACCCATTCTTTGTATTCACCGCTAACAAAAAAATCAATTACTGCTTGCATCATATACCCCTTCTTTACTCATCATTATACCCTTGTTCTATCATTTTTGCAATACGCTCGGCACGTGTGGGAGTCTGCTTTGCCCATAAACTGTCAAGAGCCTCTTGCGCAGCCTTTTTATACATGCCTGCTTGCATCGCCATCAGCATTTTTTTAAAGCCAAGAAGACCTGAGACTCCAAGCTGGAACGCCATATTCACCAATGCGCGTTGCCTTAACTCGGATTCGTCCCTCCACCAAGGCAGCCTTCTGTCCAGCTCTGCGACAATGCGCGCTATATCATTGCCAAGCAGGAATTCAGCCTCATCATCAGTTAATCCGCTTGGCTCGGATATCTTCCTTCCCCATCCTATCGTCGGGTGGCCGAGCGAGTCGATATACATGACATGAAGGCCGCCGACTGTCCTTTTGCCCTCATCTCTTTTAATCTCGTTTATTAGCTCTTTGTACTTAATGTTGCCCTCACACTGTTCTGCATTAGAATTGGACTTGATATTATAAATCACAGCCCAAAGTATTGCAATGACTAGTATTAAAAACACTTTACTGTTCAATACGGAGCGCAGCAAGAGCGCGGAAATCCGCGCTCTTGCACACACGGAGTTCATTAAGTGATGTTTTCCAGCGTAAGCGGGCCGCTGTAATCGTACAGATCAGCCGCGATGTCAACCGGCACAACATCACCGATAGCGCCGGGCGATGAAGGTGAGTGTAAAAGAACAGCATCGGTGCTTGTTTCGCTCTTAACCAGATAGACATTGCCGTTGTTGCGTGTCATTAGCTTTGGGAAAGGTGCGTCAGGCTGTGGTGTTGTTGTCACTTGAATACCCATTTATTTCTCCGTTTAAGTTTAATTGATAATAAATGTGAATATTGTACATGATTATCAATCAATTATAAACCTGTTAATGTTAGCCAAGACTGTAGTGAAAAAGAGCAAAAGGCTATTTTCAGTACTGCAAAAGAGATGCTACAGGCTGCTTAGAGCTATAGTAAAAACTATAGCCGATTAACTATAGCTTATAAT